TAAAAGTGAGGTTGTGGAGTTTATTAGAGAAGCAGAAGCAAAGCTTAAGGAGAAGAACACGTGACTGAGACCGAAAGAAACCTAGACCTTCTGCTAGGCGATGCCCTAGCGGAGAACGAGCGCCTCAAATACGAAGTCAAACGCCAAGAGATCGTCATCGCGCAGTTGCTACTGGCGATGCACGAGGGTGGAACTTTGAGAGTACGAGATGCAGACCTTCTGCTAGGCGATGCTTTAGCAGAGAACGAACGACTCAAACGAGAACTAAAATACCAAGATGCCCGAGAAGGCCACATCGGTACGCACGGGCCGGAGTGCTGGACGTTTGGTCCGCGTCACTACGAATGCGCAATCCGACACATCAACTCAATGACGGACGACGGAAAATGACATACTACGATAAAGCTGCACCAGCCCCACTGTTTACAACCGGACCTTCCGATCCGGTCAATAACCCCGAGCACTACACGCAGGGGACGGTTGAATGCATCGAGGCAATCCAGTCTGCGCTGACTGAGGAAGAGTTTCGGGGCTACTGCAAAGGCAACGCCATAAAATATATCTGGCGGGAAAAGCACAAGGGTGGTGACGAGTCGATCAATAAAGCCCTGTGGTATTTAAACTATATGGCGCAGTGCGTGTAATGTCCCAGATTAAAGACGACAATCCAGACGTTGCGCTCTGCGCTTCTGTTGTTATGGGGTTGCCCAATGGGTTACGCCGCGCAGAGATAGCAACGTTGGTTAGATTTAGCACGGACAAAACAAGTAGGCTGCTGACGATCAACCGCAGGCTTGGAGTCCTGAAGATGTACGGTATGCTGTGGGTTGAACCTCAGTTCTACGACGCTTTGCGTGAGGACGCAATAGAGCAAGCTAAGATGCTCAAGAAGATGCGTGAAGCAAAGCGTATGCTTGCGAAGAAGCTCAAAGCCCGTGAAGCAGCTACACCGACCAATCCCAATAGGCTCCACGCACCGAACAGCGTGTGGCAGCTAAAGGATTTCCTATGAAGCCGACCAAGGAAGCGAACGAGGCGATCAAGGAGGCGTTGCTTGTAGACCTGCTGACAATGCGGTCGCATGTCCTGGCGCTCGATGGGGACTTCGTGCATATCGAAGACGCATGGGCTGGGATCGAAACCTTCTGCGCTATCGCTCTGCGAGTTATGGCAAAGACAAACGCAAGCAAGCTGCGCAGTGAAATGCGTACCGTTGAGATCGCTGCCCGCATGGCAGGGGTTGACATACTAGAGTAAGGAAAACCAAATGAACGAACAACAAGAACTCTTCCCCAAGCCTAAGCGAGCGGGGCGTGGCCCAGGCAAGCGGCCAGCGTTAGTCTGCACGAGCATCCGGTTGCCCAAGCATGTGATGGAGTACTTCGATGCGCAATACCCTACCTCTAAGCAAGTGAAGATGCGGGAGATTCTTACGGCATACATCGCCGACAACGTCGCACAGAGGGAGGTTTCCGTTGGCGGCGACTCCTGAGTCCAAGGTCAAGAAGAAGATCAAGGAGATACTGACAAAATTTGGAGCTTACTATGCCATGCCAATAGGTACAAGTTTTGGCAACTCAGGTGTCCCTGACTTCCTGTGCTGCGTAAAGGGTAGGTTCCTGGCAATCGAGGCGAAGGCGGGCAAGGGCAAGACCACCGCCCTTCAGGACAAGCACTTGTGTAGCATACACACGGCAGGGGGGATGGCGGTGATTGTCAACGAAGATACTTTGGACAGCCTTGAGAAGCTGCTGGCTAGCATATGAAAATCTACACGATAGACTTTGAGACGTTCTACAGTCCGCAGTACAGCTTGACCAAGATGACCACGGAGGAGTACGTCCGTGGGGATGAGTTTGAGGTTATTGGGGTCAGTGTGCAGGAGGATGACGGCGAGCCTGTCTGGTGTTCAGGTACGCGCAAGGAGATCAAGGACTTCTTGCAGCAGCACGACATAGCGAGCAACTTAGTCCTGGCGCACAACACCATGTTCGATGCGGCTATCCTGAGTTGGTACTTTGGGATTGTCCCGGCTGGGTGGCTCGACACCTTGAGCATGGGCAGGGCGTTGCATGGTAGTGAAGTTGGTGGTAGCTTGGCTGCGCTGGCCCAGCACTATGGGGTGGGGACTAAGGGTGACGAGGTGGTCAACGCCCTTGGGAAGAGACGCGCCGACTTCACTCCCGAGCAACTGCACACCTACGGGGAGTACTGCCGGAATGACGTAGCTATTACCTACGCGCTGTTCTGTGCAATGGAAGCTTTCCCCCCGTCCGAGCTTCGCCTGATCGACCTGACGGTAAAGATGTTCGCCGAGCCAGTCCTCCTGCTTGATGCTGATGTGCTGGAGCACCACAAGGTAGACTTGGATGACGCCAAGAAAGCTTTGATGAAGGCGATCTCTGCCGACCAAGGGACGTTGAACAGCAACCCCAAGTTCGCCGAGTTGCTGATAGGCTGGGGCGTCAAGCCTCCGATGAAGATCAGCCTCACGACAGGCAGGGAGACATACGCATTCGCTAAGACCGACGAAGGCTTGAAGGCGTTGCTTGAGCATGAGAGTCCAATAATACAGGCTCTAGTTGCTGCTAGGCTGGGGACTAAGTCCACGTTGGCTGAGTCACGGGTTCAACGGTTCATCGGCATTGCCCAGCGCGGAGCGATACCAGTGCCCCTGCGCTACTACGCTGCACACACCGGGCGGTGGGGTGGTGACGACAAGATCAACCTCCACAATCTTCCGCGCAGTGGGGAGCTAAAGAATGCCATCCGCGCCCCGATAGGGTATAAAATAATCGATTCGGATTCGTCACAGATCGAGGCTCGCACCTTGGCGTGGCTGGCCGAGCAGGATGATTTGACCCAGGCGTTTGAAGATGGGCAGGATGTCTACAAGATCATGGCATCTGCTATCTACAACAAGTTAGAGGCGGACATCTCTAAGCAAGAACGTTTTGTGGGTAAGACAACTATCCTAGGCTGTGGGTATGGGATGGGCGCAGCGAAGTTCCAGACGCAGCTAGCTGCTATGAATGTGGTGATGGATTTAGCTGAAGCACAACGCATCATCGATGTCTACCGCAAGACCTACCCTAAGATCGTCGCCTTGTGGGCGAGCACACAGAAAGCACTCAAAGCCATAGGGAATGATCAGTCCACTACGTTGGGTCGCCCTAACGTGTTAGGGGTAGATGGCAGGCAAGGCATTCTCCTGCCCAATGGATTACGGCTGAAGTACCCCAACCTACGGTCACACACTGACCCAGAGACACAGGAAACGGGGCTGGTGTATGACACCAAGCGGGGTAAAGCTGTACTGCTCACCAGGATATACGGTGGTAAGGCAGTGGAGAACATTTGCCAAGCCCTTGCCCGGATCATCATTGGTGAGCAGATGCTGATGGTTGCCCGCAAGTACCGGGTGGTGATGACTGTGCATGATGCTATCACTTGCGTTGTCCCTGAGAAGGAAGTCGACACCGCCAGGGAATACGTCGAGATGTGTATGAAGATCAGGCCCAAGTGGGCGTTGGAACTCCCGCTTAATTGTGAGTCGGGATATGGTGATAGCTACGGAGAGTGTTGATGGGTTTACCTACTTGGTCGTACAGCAGCTTAAAAACATTTCAGCAGTGCCCTAGGAAGTACTACCACATAAAGGTAGCTAAGGACATCGTTGACTCGCAGCATAAAGCAGCGCTGTACGGGCAGGAGTTCCACACTGCCGCAGAAGTAAGCATCAGGGACGGGACTCCGCTCGACCCCCGGTTCTCTTACGCGGCACCTTTGATTGCCGCGCTGGACGACATCAAGGGGGACAAGTACTGCGAGCTAGAGCTAGGTCTAACCGACGATCTCGGCACTTGCGAGTTTGACGCACCGGGAGCTTGGTGGCACGGGATCATCGATCTGCTGATCGTCGCCGACAACGTTGCGTACATGGTTGATTACAAGACCAGCAAGAACGCACGGTACGCGGACACCAAGCAGTTGGACTACATGGCGGTAGCAGTTTTTGCTAAGTTCCCCCAGATCAAGACGATCAAGTCAATGCTGCTCTTTGTTGTGAGCAATGAGTTTGTCAAGAAGAAGCACGTTATAGAGAAGAAGCAGGACTACATTAGCTCTGCCCTTCCCAGTCTTAAACGGTTGGAAACTGCGTTAGATAATGGTGTATGGAACCCAGTCCACGGTCCACTGTGTGGGTTCTGTCCCGTAAGAACTTGTGAATATAACCGGAGTTAATCATGGCATATACCAAATCCCCGCGCCCCTACAAGCATGAGTACGAGAAGCAGGTTGCCCGTGGCGAACATGAAGATCGGATGGAGCGGCAACGCGCTCGCCGAACGCTAGACAAGAAGGGTGTCAGTCGTGCGGGTAAGGATGTCTCGCATGTCAAGGCACTAGCAAAAGGGGGTAGCAACAGTGA